TTATTTTTCGTCCGCATCTTCACCTTGCGGATTAGGTTCTTCTGTCAACACGCTATAAGATGAAGTTGCCTCTTTAATAGGAAGATTGTATTTGAGAAGGGTTTTCAACTCTTCCAAGTCCTCCGGCTCAAATTCAACCTTTCCTTCAAATAGGGACAAACCTCCGTTTTTTATAGCATCATCCACCACGTTATGGGCAAGTTGCGGGATGGAGTCATCCGGGATACCGCTTATATATTTGGCGAGAAAAGGTTCTACGAGGGAGGACGAAACACCATCAAGAACAGGAGATATCTCCTTTGCCATGCTCCACATCGGGCTTACCCATCCGGTAGATTTTATCTTCGATTCGATGCTGGAAAGAAAAGGCAACCGGCTCAAATTATTACCTAGCAACTCCTGGATAGCGGGCTGCGCCCATTTATTGAGCACAGCCGCCAGTTTTTGTGCGTTGGAATACATAACGCTTACCCGTTACAGCAACATCCGGTATCACACACCTTTCTTTGGGGAACAACAAGTTCACTCAATGCAGCCAGTTCTGCAATCTGCTGTTTTATACAGCTAATCGTAGCTGTATTTACACCGTTGTAAACTGCCTGGTTCATGTTGATTTCATTTTGAGCATCCTTGTTTCTGTTGATGATAGTCAACAGACGATCATAAACATCTGCAAGTTTCTGATCCGTGTAGGTGTTAGACTTAAGCAGCGAAATTTCAGAATCTTTCGCTGCAAGCTTATCCATCATACCGGCTTCATAGCGGCTGACAGGTCTGTCTTCCGAAGTAATTACTTCTACCGGGCCTGCATAACCTGCATTACGTCCGTTTCCGCAACCACCAAAGAGACTTCCTGCATTAAGCCCAAGGAAAGACGCAATACCAGCGGAAGCACCCACTGTGTTATAATTACCTTGTCCCTGTCCGGTGACGCTGTATTCCTCACCACTCATTCCTTTAATTTTCATAACTTATAAGTATTTTATACACGGTCAACGTTAACCGTGTAGCAAAGGACAGGAAAAGTGCGTTGCTCCTAAACTATTCCGTTGCTACCTCATTGCTAATATGTTGCAAGTTCGTTGCTACACTCCATTTTTTGATTTTGTACTGGAAGTTGTTCCGGATCTTGTTTACTGACTGACGGGTTAATTTCGTAACGGAAGATATTTGGGTATCGGTGAGTTTCTGGGAAAGCAAATGTATGAGAATATATCTTGCGTCCACCGCTTCTTCGGAGTTGCTATGGATAATATCAGTCTCTTCTACTCCCGTCTCTTTTGACACGACTACAACCAGTTCTTTGTATAAATCTATATTTTTCATGCTGTCAAACATATATAGTTGAAAAACAAAACATCGCAAAATCTGTTGATAAAGCTACGAAAGCCCCTTAACAGTCCCTGCGATGTTAGCCCGTGTATGATTTGGTCGTCGAAACGGGTGTGGGGCTTTCTTCTATCCCGCCCCTGGATTATTTGTTAACGATTACCGGCCTTCTACTTTACCGGATAAACTTAGTGCTTAGTATTAATTAATGTATCATTTTATCCTCCTTTCTTTATGAACCTTTTTCCATTGGAAATTGTTATATAGGCGAAACTTAAACTTTTCATACCGGAAACGGTCTGTGAAGATAGTGCCGGTATTACCATATAAATAAGTTATAACTAACCCCAGCTCCTACGTACCAACCACCCGGATAACTATATCCTGCTTGTAAACCTAATCCCCAGCGTTTCTTCTTCTGTAAAGGAGTAAGAGTAATAATTTTATTGTCTCTGTATATTTCCATAGAATCAAGACTAGGATTATACCCACTGACTACCGCTCGGTAATCATCGGTCTTATACTCCTTACTTGTAATCGGTATTAGTACCGGAATCGAATCGCCTTCTACGGTTCTATCGGTGGTAGTATCTATCAGGATCGGTAAATATACCGTATCGGTACGTTTTAGAGCTTCCTTTACCGGTTTGGGTATTGTGTCTCTTATTGTGTCTCGGATACGTACAGTATCTCCCTTAATGTACACCATTGACGGATCGTGCGGATTACACTGCATCCACACGATCACGCCAATCAACAGGCAGACTAGCATCCAAGGAAGGGTTTTCATAGAATACTATCACTTGAAGACCACTCCGAACTTGCCAGCAAAGTATTCAGCTTTTCGCCCTCGTAGACCGGATAAGGGTAAACCGGCTCTTGCGGAGTCTCCTCTTCGTCCAGTAACGGCAGAGTCATGATACTTGGAAACAACTTTTCATAGTGATCCAATTTCATAATCACCTGTGTACCGTCAACGCTCTTTCTCGGAACCAAGTGCAGTTCATCGAGTACCTCCTGCGGTATCTCGTTCAAATTTTCTGTGGGGAATGTAATGTATTTCATAATTGCTTACTGTTTAATTACTTATCAGACTATTATACTTGCTCCCAAGTAACACTCCCATCCTCATTGAAAATAAGTTTCTTGTTTCCAAGTAATATAACCTCTGTCTGTGCCGTCGAACCAAGAATCATCTGACCGTCTTTTGACGCCTTAGTATTATTGCCAAGAAGGATTACATCATTTAATTGATTAACACTACCTCCATTATCAGCACCAACCATAATATTGTTACTTCCCTTACAGTACCTACCTGCCTTATAACCTATATAAGTATTTTTTTGATTACCATAAGCTCCTGCCTCATAACCAACAACCGTACACCCTTCTGTTTTCACTTCACTATCTACTAAATTTCGACTCGCATTATGTCCAATGACAACACATTGAGAAGAACCTGCACCCGTATAAAAACCTAATGCCCCAGTTCCGATACCGACAGTTTCATGATGCTCTGTCCCTCCAAGAGCTGATCTTCCAATTGCAACATTACTATTACATTCTTTTCTACATGGATAGAGAGTATCAGCCCCTATCGCAACATTATCCTTACCACTCGGTATATATGCAGTAGAATAGGTACCAATTGCAATATTACGAGAGCCGGAAATAAGTTCAGAAAGTGACATTGTTCCTATGCCAATACATCTCGTTGAGTTTTCAGATTTCCCAAGCGTTTTATAGCCTAATGCAACATCCCACCAACTTGATATATCATTATCCCCTATATTAATATATACATTTTGCCGACCGTAAGATATGAGTTGGCTGGCGGATGACTTATCAACCACTTCATATAACTCAACTTCTAAAGTTGACGCATATTTAGCCGATGGGAACACCTTCAAAGAACCACCATCGCTAATCATTCCAATATAGGCTATCAGTTCACCATTATACGTATCTATCGGTGTCTTATCTCCGATACCTACCATAATGGAATTTTCAGAACCTTCTATACCTTTTGTTAATTTGGCAAGATATTTTTTCCCTTTGCTAGTAGTAAGTGTAAAAGCAAGGGCATTATCGTATCCGCTTGCATGGGTATATATACCATTTTCATAGCTCCATCCTTCGGATAATTCTGCTGACTGTGTAATCAGATTATCTCCGCATGGAATCTTATCTGCTAATAGGAACTTTGCTGTATCATCAAAGTTTCCATCAATCGCAGTAGATAAAGTGCCCCACGATTGTTCACTGTCTTTTGCTATATCAAATATCTTTTCCATAATATCATTCGTTTTTAATTAATGTTTCATTTGAAATTAAAGTTGAGTTGCTTAACATTGTCAAGTAACTGGAGATAATCATGTTTATCTTTTGAGGGGATTTGACTATCTTTCCCGTAATCTCGTAAACGCCATTGTCACCGGATATGGATATGTCACTGATAGCATTGCACGATACCTCCATTAGTTTATCAGAAGTATTTGGTAACGTTACAGTGATGGTAACCATGCTATCTACAGAGATATATTCTCCGGGATTAACAGAATAGGAAATTGAAGAATAAGGTAGATTACTCTTCACTATCGGTCTGAACTCCACCATATCCGGATACAGCGTACCCAGCTTGTGCTTCTTCAACTGGCGCTCTATCAAGAACTCGGACATACTATAGGGGAAGAGTAACATAGACCAAAAAGCTAATTTACTATAGCGGTCACTTTTAGCTAATTTAGCTAAATATAAAACATCAGTATCATCACCTGTTCCAACATCTATATTAACTCCATTGTTAACATACTTAGATTGGTAACTAATGAACCTTTTAGTATCTACTGTTTTTGAGTTTCCCTTAGCAAAACTGTATACTTCATTCTTAAAGTCAAATACAAATGAATTTTTAACAGTAGATTCACCCTTACAAAGTACTCCGCCATCTGCATTTTCTGCTAATCCATCTATTATCTCTCTATCCGCAACCACCGTATAATCCTTGTAAATCGGCATCCCTGTCACCTTACCGAAGTCATTGATACCGTCAAGCAATATTCCTCCTTTACAACTAGGAATAATACTATATTTTATAGAACCTTTATTTGACTTAGAAAAATACCATTCTGATAGAACAATATTTTCTGCATTTTCGGGAAGTTCTGTATATCTATCTTTAGTATACATTTCTAACTTATGGTAACCTTTTCCAACTGGTTCATTTATAGGAATATTATACTTTACTCCATCTACTTCATATTTACATTCGTGTACTAAGAAATTATTATCTTGATAAAGATAAACATTTATAGGGTCATATACTTTATCTAAATCAGAACCTCTTCTTATTCTACTTACCCAATAACCATTTGTAGTAGATTCTACAATTCTAGTAAATTCATCTATTTGTGTTATTATTGAAGTTGAAGAAAATTCAGAAGTCCAATCTTTAAACGTTTCATAAGGTTTGGCTGCAACACCACTGCCACCTTTCCAAGCTAGATTATACATTTGAATATCTCTACCATTACCGCTATAATCTATTAACTTATCTTTAAAATCAGCATGATTATCATTAGTAATACCTTGCTTAGTTATATTACAAAGTATATCAGGGTTAAGAGTTCTATCCAAGTTGAAGTAGGCGATTACTTGGTTGATTTGGTCGGTAGTCAGTACTTTATTAGCAATTACTGTCCAATACCAAGCGACAGAAGAGGATTCAGCTAAATTACGTGCTCTTCCAACGACACTAAACTTACTATTGTGTAAAGTCTGACTAGGCTGGTCCTTTTTCGTAGAATAATCTGCTTTATCCCCTAATATATTTTTTATATCAGACGCAGTATTATTAATCAATGACGCTGTATAACCATATATTCCTGTTTTACCAGCATAATAAACATCACTTCTAATATGTTTACCATTATCTAAATTTTCTAGATAATTAGTAGTCCCAATATTATAAGTAGGATTTAAAGCTATCTGATGAATCATACTAACTACTGTAACCTCATCAGTAATACCCATCTCCTGAACCGTCTTGGTGGAAGTAATCAGGTCGTTTACTCCGTCCGTGATGAAGGCGCCTTCGAAAGAAGGGATTTGCTCGATAATAGAAGTACCTTCTATTTGATAAAATCCAAACCAAGCATTTCCTCCTGTATACTTAGAAAAGTAAGAAGCTGGTATAGTATATATACCACTTTCTGAATATGCTATATATGTACTTGTGCCATCTTCTTTAATATAGTTATATTGTAATTTACCCTGTTGCCCTAACGTTATATTAACCTTAAAGGATGGTACATCTTCTTTCTTATTAACCGTATTAAAATATAAAAAACGACCTATAATACTATTTTGAACTTTATCAGAAGAAGCAATAACTCCGTTTGTTTGTATCCATGAAGTAAAATCCACTTCATACTTTCCAAACCCGCTATTGAGCTTGAAAGCTGCGTTGCTGATCACAAACGGATTGTCAGGGTCCACCAAGTTCTTGACAACAGCTCTGTCCGAATCGTCGTTACTCTTACCGTAGCAGATGCAGACAGCTTTCAAGGAGGCTAAGACTTCCGGGTCGATGTAGGGACGGTCGGACGAACCACGAGAAGGCTTACCGATTCGGTTCAATCCGATCCGGTTAAGCCCTATTGTGTTTAATGAGACTTTATTAAGCATCATTCAGCCTCCGTTAGGATTCCACTTGTTACTTCTGTATAGCTTTCGATACGAATCACCTTCGGATAAACCAAGGCGTCAAAATCGTAATCGAATATTTTCCCAGAATCACTTTGGATATATCCCGGAAGAAATACAGGGTCGAAACCTCGGCTTTCGGCTGTCCTCTCATCCATTGATTCTGTTTCACTACCGGTCTTCTGATAGATTCTGATTTCTGATCCAGAAACACGGTCTAAATGAATGTTGAAATTATTGTTGACAACAATTTCTGATGCATAAAGATCCTGACTCGTTATTGGGGTAAATTGTAAATCTGCCATGATTGTTCCTCCTATTGATTAAAGTTTATAATAAATCCCATCCGGCTTCGATGTCAGCCATAACAGCCGGAACTCCATTCTCGACACGTGAGATGGCAGCAGCAAAAGCGCACATGGTTGCTTTGTCGTTGATGTCCGGAACGTATGTGTTCGGGACTTGCATTTCGCTACATACACGGCTGATATATCCGGATGTATTGTTCTCGTTCTCCGGTGCCCACCGCTTGATGAAGTCGGCAATCGTCTGACAGCCGTGTCTTTTACGGTAGTTTTGCAAGGTTCGGATAAGGGCACGGTAACCCCATTTCATCTCCGTAAACTGGAAGAACGATTTGTCCTCCTGCTTTTCTCTCAATCCCTGCCATTTATCCTTTGTGATCCGGATGTTTCCCGGATTATTATTTCTCAAACCTCTTGGTAAACTCATGTTTATTTCCTCCTATAATATCAATGTTAATACTCCCAATGCCAGACCTACGCAATCACAGATGATGTCTTTAATTGAAAACTCTGTTTTCTTGCAGTACTTGTCGTATACTTCCTTCAGAACGAAGATTACGACGGTTATAATGATTGCTAACCACAGTGGCGTATATTTCGATAACCACATTACCAAGTTTTGGCAGACTATAATGTGAGCCATTCCGTCTATTCCGATCTTGGATAGAAGCTTGCTGGCTAATGCGCTGATTTTATTTATCATATTCATTTCCTATTTTATTCTACTATTCCCTGTTTTTTTTACGATTCTTGGGCTTATTTACCGCAAATGCATAGAGTATGATAAAAAGCAAAAAGGGAAAAACATAAATAGCAGTGTATAAATTCATACTTTATTCTCCTTTTCTATAATCTCCTTCACATCTTCCTTATCAACCTTAAACACCTTCTTGCCAAACACGCCCAAAGCCCCGATAAGATTAATATTAATCCCTTTTGGCTTCAGTATATTCCCAACTATCGAGCATCCCTCTATGAAGCATACCAATAAGCAGGAATACACATCTATCGGATATTCATTGTGACTTGCTACGCTAATCATGCAGACCATGCATACGAAAGCAAAGTAAGTCACCATCTTCCCCATAGTGGCACGGATCGCACGTGAGAATCTGACCTTTTCGCCCATTAGCATACTTTTCCTGACTCCGAATAGGAGATCGCAGAGAATAACAGCACACGTGACAATCAGCCACGGTATCATATTTTGCAATGATTCGGCAACAAATGCGGTAGCTATTGCGGCAAATCCTCCGGTTGTGGTGTGTACTATTGCTTCTTTCATACGATACAGGTTAGATAAACGGTTAACAACGAAATTACCTCAATCCAGAACATCGGCTTTCTCTTTATGAAGTCGGAGATGAAGTTGCCTGTCCAGTGCTCACTCATGGAGATAACCATGTAAGCGATGAATCCAGCCCATAACAGTAACCAATACCAACTATTGCAACCTACCCATATCTGGGAAAAAATTAAAGACATGGCGGCACCGATACAGTGAGGAACCTTTTGTTCTGTTTTGAAATTGGGAGATACACCAAGTATAGCCATCCCGACAACCGAAAGGAATACAAGAAACTGGCTGTTTTCCGTACTTGCTTCAAATGCTGCCGGGAGAAGCAATGCACCGGAGCCGATCATACAAAGAGTAAACCAGAACTTATGCGTCAGAGCATAGTAGGTATCACTGATAGAATACGGGATTTCCTTCATCTTTTTAATCATCGCAAAAACGTAACCGGCAATGAGGATGAACGACATTAATACTAGTAGAATCATAGCTTTATCTGTTTATAGTTTATAATACAAAATTGAGTTTCTCCGGATAACCGGTTTTATAATTATAGGAATTAATCTCTTCTTTGCTAAGCAAATTTTTCACGGCTGCAATATGAGCCTGTGTAGTATTGTAGCAATCAAGAGCGTATAATTCTAATTGGTCAAGCATATTTAAAGCGTCATTTACGGGAATTACATACTTCTCCGCATTGTACCACAAAGTAGTATATACCCGGCCCGCTTCTTTTTCTATGTTTATTGAGTTGACTAATCCTACACGGGTGTCTTTATCCAGCCATATTTGTTTTCCGTCCAGCGTCAAGGAGTTTACAGCATCCGACTTGTCGTAAGCGTTGATCTCTGCGATCTTTATCTCTTTCAATTCATCAATGGTGTACTCATGCTCAACCAATACCGGGTAACCGCTTTCGTTCTCCTTGATTTCTTTTCCGGATGATTGACCGTCAAGCAATTCCTGCCAGTACTCCACCGATATTTCTACTGCTCCTTCTTGTGGTTTATCATAGAAACCATTTTTCCAATATATTTTTCCCATAATATTACCTCCTTATTTCCATCTACCAATTGCAAACCATGTAAAATTCCAGCTAGTCCAAACAATAGCCGGAGTTGAATTTATTCCACGGGTGAGAACTCTACAATATGATGTATATTTACCATTAAGGTCATACCCCGGAGCATATATAAAAGATTCACCTGTATTATTTACTGCTCCAGTAAGATAAACGTTGTAATTAGTATCATAGAAGCTGGTAGGGAAATACAGATTAATTGCCCCCCCGGTTGCTCCGACTCTTGTCCCCCACTGTATCAAAAGCCCATTATTGAACTTGGCATAACCGTTTGCTCCCAAAGAAACCTCTATAGCGTTGGAAAGGTCGGCTTTAGCATATTGAGACAGATCAATATCTTTTAATTTAGACTTCTCATCGTCAGTCATAAACTTTTTATTGTATTCTTCTGTAATGTCTCCAGCAACATGGGTATGTTTAATTAAAGCAAATAGATCTTTGCCAACAGGGAATACGTTCCATGTTGGAGACGAAATAGAAGGTTCACATCTGAAAATACACAAATAACGGTTTTGACCAAACGCTAAAAAAGAGCATTCAGTATTATCATCTGCTATTTGAATATTTAATGCTCCTAAATTATAAAAAGCACCTTTTTCATCTATAACGTATACGATCTTTCCTGCTTTCCAAGCATTAGTAATTGCGGCTATTTCTATTAACTGATCGTTAGTGACAATAGATCCGTCTTCTATTTCTCTAAAAGATAAAGAAGACTTATATACAGATAATTCTTCCATCAATTTTCCCTGATCCTGCCAATCTCCGTCGTAATAAGCATAATAACTATATGGCTTTTCTCCTACAGCGTACAAACCCTTTTGTGTAGGACCATCAGGAAAAGCCAATTTTAATTCTTCTAAAGTGTTATAATGCCCCAAAATCTCAAAAGATTGATTCCCGAAAGATTTAACCATATCAACCATCAGACCGCCAACACGTAACGCAGTATTCGCTCCGTCCTCTTTTTCGTCTCTGATTTGCTTTGCTCTATCTAATAATCCTTCTGCTTCCATATCATTCTCCAATTATTCGATAAACCGTTCTATTTGCCTTCAATTTCCCTCCACCATTATATAGAGGGAAGTCATTTTTGCAATCATTCAAATACTGTACACACTCTTTTAAATACCTGTCCGCAATACTGAATGTATCATTGTAAGCCATAACTTTCTCTTTTATGTCCGGACGGGATGAATATTCAGATTCTTTATTTACAAATCCAAAACGAGTAACATTGCCATCTCCATTTTTTACGATACGGGCATAAGTATAATAAGCAAGTGCTGTTTTAAGACCAACAAAGGACCGTCTGATGCCGCACTCGCTATCATATTCCCCACCATTAAGAAGAATATTATATTTTTCAGGATGTTCCTTTACTTCAAGAAATAATGCATCTCCTAATGCACTCTTGATGTCAATATTTTCAGATTCACGAATATATGTCTCAATTTTAGAATCATCCAAATGAATAGACATATCACGGGAAAGTTTAGATACCTCCTCTGCTGTTATTAGATACTGCTGCATTTCTCACATATTTAAGAGGTTCAACACTGTAATCATTTGAAGGATTAGCCACTTCATACCAACCGTCAAAAATCTTTTGAAAAGCCCGTTCAATCATGCGTTGTTGTTTGGAAACAATAGAATTATAGTATTCAAAAGCATCTTCCAAAATATCACCTGAAAAACCGACTTTACCGATACGGATGCAATACCAAGGCTCCTGACCATACGCTGAATATATTCTTTCTACTACACTTGCATCCGTAACGGAAAACTCTTTATCGTAATTCTTTGATGACAGATCGACAAACTCCGGTTTTTCTTCATCAGAGCTAATTTCAACTTCAAGCATCTTTAATGAGTTAGTGTCTCCCTGTAACTTTCCTAGCATATCAGAAAAACCGTCATTATCATTTAAACCTGATGAATCCTCTCCGGCAATACTTTGTCCTTTTTTGGTTATAACAATACCGGCTGATAGAAAATTACAACGAACATTTCTAAACTTCACGTTAGCTAAGCCTTCGTCTGTACTCATTTCTGTTACAACTCTATCGGCACGTGAACGAGGGTAAACATTTTTTCCGCCTCCGGATAACCATAGAATCTGTCCTTTATAATACTCAATACCGCCAGCAGCTTCTATTTGAGCTAAAACCACCTCTTTTCGAGGATTGAACACATCTATGAAATCAATATTTTCTTTCTTTACTTGAAGAGGGTTGCCAGCACGTGTCTTTTTGCCGCTCCAATCTGGATGAACTGCTATTTTTGCAACATATCCGTTAGAGTCTTCTTCCAAAAGCCTGCAATTTTCAAAAGGGACATAATTCAATTCACATATTTCTCCAAATATGTTATAATTGATATGTAAGGACATTCCGTCAAAATCTCCTACGTCAGGGCATACAAGAGCGTGAATATCATCTACGGTATCTCCTTTTCTATTTACGACATATTCAGAAAAACGAATGTCTTTAAATCCGTTACCTTCGATAAAATTGGCATATCGCTCTGCACATTCGCTTCCGGTAGAGCTTGCAGCAATGATATTGCGGAGAGTTTGAGGGTAAAGGTTGTCATCTCCAAACCCTTGTATTCCAAACTGACGCAAGTAAGATACATCTACTCGGTTACTGCTTTTCTTTTTAAGGTCCTTTACCCTCATAATGGATTATTTTTCTTCTGTTTTCTCTGACTTTTCAATATTCTCCTCTTTCTTTTCCTGCTGTTTATCCAGCTTTTCAGCGTCTTTTCTTTTTGCAATTATGTCTTTCGCCTTTGAAAGATGATTGTTCAATTGTTTTTCGGTGATTTTTCGTCCACCAAGCTCATAATTTGTAAGTTCGGCCAGCAATGAATCTTCTGAAACTCCACTATCAAATGCTTCAACAATAATTGCTATAAGTTCATCGCTAATAGATTCTCGTTTCAGTACACGTTTTCTTACTTTATTCTCCCAATCTGCAGGATAGCCTGCAAAAAACATGATACCTTTTGGATTATCCGACAAATAGTTTTCTGCAAATTCATCGGTAATGTTCTCATTGGTATACATTTCCCCACTTCCAAACTCTTTTTGTAGGACAACACCATTTTTCAATATGTAATTTGATTTTTCCTTCATTTTACCTGTTTTTTTTAGATGTATATACATTTCAATCACAGCATCATGGTAACAGTCATTACAAGATGTTTTAACGAAATTCCTTCCGAAAACGTCTCTGTACATTAATTCAATGTCAAGTTTGTCGGAAGAAGAGAGAACATCACGTTCTCTCAATTCTTCCAACTTACCAACCACTTTTAATAATTCCATGATTTACCCTCCTACAACAGATGTAAGAGCATCTACAGCCGCTTTAGTTGTTTCATAACTTGTTTTATACAAGAATAAAGCGGATTTAGGAACTTTCGTTTCCGTAAGGCTGATAGACCAACCACCATCTGTGTCTTCTGAATACTTATCATTGCTTATTTCTGCAGCTTTTAGGCCTTGATAATAGCCATATACTTGGAATGCAGAATCTCCCGGATTAGTTTCCTTTTGCAAGCCCTTGGATTTATTTTCCAGAACAACGACAAACTCCCCATTTGCTAATCCGTCAATAATATCACCACATACATCAGGGTCATTAGCCAAAACGACCATATTAACGGTGTTAGTAAATGTATTACGATATGTCCCTGTAGCCAACGCTACATTTGTCCCTGTAAAAGGAGTACCGCCATAAACCACAACTTTATATGCTTTCTTGCCGGATTTCATCGCCAACGTTTCAATCACATTCTTTCGAGTTGAATTGAAAGTGGTTGCGGAAAAATCAACATCAGATCGATTAGCAATAACGCCTTCCTGTTCTATTCCCGGAACAATAGGATCATCGCACGACGGTGCGATGTCCTTTTTGATTAAATTGTCACAAACTCCTGACATAAAATCTCCTTTCTTAATAAGCAAGTTGGAACAAATTATCCTCTCCAATCAAACAGCCAAGGCGACCAGCTGAATAAGCCTTGGTTACTCTTTCATCCTGATTGAACCAAATTTCCAAATCAGAAATAATTTGATTTGCGGGAGAACCAACAAACAGCTGCTTTGGAGAACCATAAATCGCACGGTGAGGAAGATTCAGCTTAGTTCCATTGTTCTGGTATTTTTGAATAAAGCGATCCCAAATAGAAACCCTATATACCATAACTCCATTGTACTCTGTTACATCCAAACCTTTAAAGATTTGTTCCCATGTCAGAATCTCTTTGTATTCACGTTTCAAATCTTTGGTAAGGGCATCGCCTAAAGACTTAGTACAATAAATAGCAGCACCTTCCATTGCAGCAATACGAGGATCAGCGTTTTCAAGCAATGAATCAAAGATTCCGATTGCAACATTGGCCGTTTTAATTCCGCTCAATTGTGCTGCAGTAGAAGCTTCGCTGTTGGCTGCAATATTCACTCTTTGACCTGTATTGGCTGCACCGATGGCAAATAATTGTTTCCAGAAACCATTGCACGGTTTGAACAGTTCAACATCTACCCCATCTGTGATTTGTCCTGTTGACACGTTTTGAGCTTCTTTGTCGCCAAACCAAATAAAACGCCAGAACATGCGCTTAATTGCAAGGTCAAGAGCCGGATAAATGATAACATCCATAATCTCCGTGCTTGTCAAATCACCAATATCTGTACCGGTCTTTAGCGCATATTCAGAAATAGCGTTCATGAAGTCCTCATAACACCATTTCAAAGGAACTGACCATTGTCCAATATCCCATGTCTTTTCCGCTGCCTGTACAGTAACATCTTTATAAGTAGGATTACAGGGAGCACCAGCCCAGCCTACATCTTCCATTTCTCCGGTCCATCCAAGTTTTTGCCCGTTCTGTACATTTTGAACAAACTTAAAGAACTGCTCCAAGGATTCATCAACAAAGTTCGTCAACACTAATAGATCACGCAAGCTTTTTACCGCTCCGTTATCCTTCGTCAAGTTTTTTACTGAATCTAAAATATTCATACCTTATACCTTTTTTGAGTATCTCTTTTTATTTTTATCTCTCGCTTCTTCTAACTTTCGTTCCACCAAGCTCACCGGTTTTGTTTCTTCATCTTTCTTTGTCTGTGGAGTATATGACCGGCCTGCAGGCACATAAGAACCAGTAGCCTTTTTTAACCAAGCTTCTCCGCCTGCTTTTTCTACTGCCGCAATGATACAAGCATCGGTTTCACTCTTTGCACTTGATTTTAGAGAAGCGTTCTCTGCTTCTAATTCTGCGATACGGTCTTTTAAGGCTTGTGTATCTTCTTCGTTGGAAGAAGGATCCTTAATCTCCGTAATAACTCCATCAACCACGATAACCGTGCGTCCATCTTCTAATACAAATTCACCATCAGGAGAAGCCGGATCACCAACCTGAATTTCTCCTTCCTCACGTTCTACAGTCAACTCATCACCGGTTGATGTAGTAATTACCATTCCGACGGCTTCAGGAGTTTCCTTTACTACTCCCAAAGCAACACCAAGCATGTGAAATGCCTGTGCAACTGTCACTTTCTTTTCTTCTTTTGCCATACTTTCAATATTAAGATTACTATTAAGCTCCGGTTTGGATGCAGATGCAGAAGCAGCCGGAACAATAGAAGATACAAATCCCAGCTCAATAGCTTTCTCTGCATCAAACCAGCTATCTGTTGCCATCTGCGCCTCTAATACTTCTCTTGACTGTCCTGTGCGATCTACATAGAGATTAAGCATCTTTTCTTTTTCTGCTTCCAGATCGCTTTTCAATTCTTCCAATTTAGCCAAAGTTATATCCCCAATTTTTGCACCGGACGGATAATAAGGAGAATGAATCAATAGCTCGGCATGTTGATATGCGCTTCTTCGTTCAAGTGGTGCAGCAAGTAAAATTACTGTAGCCATAGATGCAGCATTTCCTACAACCTTACATGATATTTCCTTTCCAGAAGCACGTAAAGCATCATAAATAGCATAAGCTTCTGTGCAGTCTCCACCACAAGAATGAAGCTCAATATCTATTCTATTATCACCGTTGGGAATCCAGTCTATAAAGCCCTGTATATCAGGGAAAGAAATTGAATCGTTACCTGTTAGCCAATATTTTACCTTATCAGCATCAGCAGCAATGTCTTTGTTGATGTATAATTTAGCCATATATCTGTAATTGTTTGTAACAAAGTTACTAAACCAGATACGGCTATAAGAATGTAGGACTAAAATTGCACTGAAGTAATCGTTTCAGTAAAAAAGAGGGTGAGCAACGCCCACCCTTAAACTATAAATCAACGTTAGAGGAAAGCTTCTCAATAACGTTGTAAACCATCCTTTCCGATATATTATATTGATCGGAAAGATATTGCATTATGTAAGTCTTTTTATGCCCTTCTTTAATCATCAGAGAGTACTCCTTATATAAATCCAAATATTTAATATCGGAAACATTCAAGGATTTGTCACACATCACTTTTAAAGCTAATGCATTCATTGATAATAATTCGTATGCTGTCATAGGCTACCTAAATTTTCAAGTACTTCAACTCGTTTTCCAACTGTGTTTATTTCGGTTACAGATACTACAGGGTTAGGCATCATCTGAACTCCCTTTGCTACGGCTCTTGCTAGCATATCCTCTCCCATGGTCTGATTACTTGATGCGGTAATATTTATTGGAACTCCTCCGCCCATTTGGTTAAATGAGGAAAGGATCGGAGCGAATAACTCTGTAGTTCTTGCTGTCATTACCGATTCTCCGTTACTTAGTTGTGCCGGTATGCTATCACTCGTTCCGGTTCCCGGTCCGGTAACTAGTCCACCGGTTGCAAACTTGGCGGACTTTACGGTTTTAATAGCAGTTGCAATATTGGCTAGAATTGCAGCAATACCTGCTGCCATCGTTGCAATACCCACAATACCTTTACCGGATTCTGCAGATACCATCTTAGCAATCGCTTTTCCCGTTTCTATTGCTATTTGAGCTAATGCTAAAATTTTTGAAAGTTTAGCAAACCCCTCATCACTTTCTCCTAATTGCCCAGTCAATGTTATAAGTCCATTAGTTATTTGATTCATTGCTTGATACCTAGCTTCCTCAATCGCTATTTCCTTATCTGTTAATTCTTGCTTTGCATCAATGTATGCATTTTCAGCCTCTAATTTACGCAGATTAAATGCTTCGATACTTTCACCTTCCATTTGTTGGATAGCGTCTAATTCAGCTTTTCTTTGCTCAACTTTAACACGGAGAATTTCTTCTTCATTTCCATGCAATTCTGCGATTTCTGTTTCAAAGCGAAGCCTTATTGCCTCCTGCTCTTGTTTAGCAATATTGGCGTTTCGAGCATTAACCAACTCTTCCAACTGCTTATCATATTTTGCACGTATGGCAATTTTCATCTGCTCGGTAAGTTCCGTATTTGAAAGCTCCAACTCTTGCTGTGCCAGGAGTTGATTCATTTTTAATTGATATTCCTGCTCGCTCCCCTCTTTTACAGATTCTAATTGTAAAGAGATAAGTTTTTGGCGGTTCTCAATCTCCTTTGTTATCTGTTCATCTGATAACTTCTGCAATTCTATTTCACGTTCTTTCTCTTTAGCCTTAATTGTAGCAAGTATTGCGTCTCTAGCTTTAGCAGTAAGATTTTGCTCCTCTTTAAGTTTCTTCTTTAAATCCTCAATCTCACGGGAATATGAGAGATTTATTTGATGACGCTGCTTATCTGCTCCATCTTCGACCAAGGACAACATAGCATCTTCTGCTTGCCGGATGGCTTCTATCTCTTTATCTTTTTGCTCTTTTACAATACGGGCATATTCTTCTGCTTGTTTTTTTGCTTCTTCAGCCCTAGCTTTATCTTCTGCTGCAATTTCTGATTTTATAGTATTGGTCTGCTCCAATAATTCCATTGTTTTAGCATAGTACTCTTTCTCTGCATTAAATTTGGCAGCTTCCAATTTAGCCAATTTGTCATTCGTTTCGGCATCGTTTTCAGCCCATTCAGAACGCTTCTTCAATAATTCATATTCTCTTGTCGCCAATTCAACATTTCTTTTCGATTGCTCTTCTTCCAATTTATTAGCCTGTTCCACAAATTTCAGTCGTTCCTCTGCTGTGAATTTTTCTTTATCCTTGGCCTGTTGTCTCAACTTGGCAACTTCTAATTGGTCTTTAGCGTTCTGTACTTCATCCTTTCTGGATTGTTGCCTTATGGCAATTTCTTCTTTCGCTAACTCTATAGCCTCTCTATTCGCATCATTATACTGCTTATACAATTTCCCCAATACCGGCAATTTTTCAAGTTGGGTATAAATCCAGTCATTCAGCTTTGCACCAGCTTCTACTACAGATAAGATTGCTCCTGCAACAAACTGAATAACGCTTAGAAGTCCATCCAAAGCCCTTTTTAATGGAGCGATGATAATACTCCATCTATTAGATGCTTCCTCACTTGAATTAATAGCCTTTGCGACCGCCATAACAGCTAGAGCTATAGCAGATAGGATTGCTACAATAGGATTAGCCAACAAAACGAGTAATTGCTTAGAAAAAGCCTTAACTGCTACTGTTCCCGCATTAAATGCTCCTTTCAATCCTCCGGCTCCTTCTTGCATTTGTATTAGTTGCCCTATAAAGGGAACATTGGAAGATACCGCATTTTTGATAGCCTCTTCATAACTTCCAACACTTCTATAAAATCTTTGTGTTTCTTCTTCAGCTCCTTTTATAGAATCTGTAATATTGTTTATACTATTCTTTAATTCTTGACCTTTGGCGGCATTTCTTTCCGCTTCCGAAAGACTATCATACTCGGCTGTGAGGTTAGATAGTTGAGCACGAAGTTGTTTCAGGCTTCCTTCTTGTTCCTGCTCAATCTTTCGGTTATTCTGTATCTCTTTATTGAGTACACGAATAGCCTCTGTGTATTCTTGTGATGCAATTTTGGTTTCAGTCAGCTTTATATTATAAGCATCACGACTGATTCTTCCTTTCTTTACATCTTCCGTTAATGTTTTCTCAACCTGCTTTAAAACATCAAGTTGCTTCCGATATTCTGCAATCTTCCGGATCGCATCATCATATCGGACTTTTATCTCTAATACTTTTTCTACTGCATCTTCTGCCATAGTATTACATTTTTAAAAGTTTACACTCGCATATATCGTTTTCTTTGGTCTTTATCTCTATGATAGCCAGATAACAACCATATTGAGCCAAATAAACCGGTATATCCATCTCTAAGTCCCGTAACTCGATACTGTTAAGACGGATATACTCGGTCACTACCTTTGCATTATTGATTAGTCCTTTGTACGTCTGATAGTTATTTGCAATTAAGGTAGTCCATTCTAGCCCCTTGAATATTCCTTTTGTGCCATCAAGAAGTAATATCCGGGGATTTGTTTTGTTATACTCCAACTCTCCTTCCTCGTTATAAGAATAAAGAGGAATATAAGCAACGCCTCCTTTTGTACTGCAGGCGGAGAAAGGCAAAGTGATGGCATCACGTTCGTACTCAATCGTGGCATCATCAACCTGGATATTTCCGTCATAGTTTCCCATGACATTATCATCTTCTTTATACCGGAACCAGTTGTTTTGAGCAATGTTATCAAGGGTGTACTGTAAGTTTCTTGGCGTTACGCTATTATAAGCCATTATCACACGATTCGTCCAGTCTACAGCTTTAGATTTGTTTGCAGACAGATTATCGAAGGGAATAAACTTGATCCCGTTTTCGCCATCCGGTAAGGCAAACAAACCGACCATTGAGGCAACGGCTTTAATGAAGTCTATTTGCTTGATGTCCGGAAGATTGGGAACTAAGGGGAATTTCTCACCTAATACAACATCTTCTTCCCGTTCCGTTATAGTTACTGATAAACTCCCTGATACACTATTTATCGGTTGTTTTCCGTTTCCACTTGATATTATAAAATATCCATCTTTATAAACTGTAGCAGAAGTATCAAAGCTATAAACTAGCCGAATATATGGTGGTTCTATATATGCAGCCGGTTTATATATGTTTATTATTTCCTCCTGTTTGGTCGGTGTGCTATAAACTGTAATTTGAAAAGGCGTATTTAAATAATCAATCTCCTGTGAGTAAGTGTATGAAACTTCTATTGTTCCTTTTAGTTTCAATGTTGAATCAAATTTCGGGTAAATATCCCGGCTCCCGTTAGTGCTAACATACTGTTGGGTACTATCTCCTATAGCTTCAAATTTGATTATTGATGAATCATACCCTGTTACTTTTAAAGTCATTGGGTAGGCATCATATATCTCTTGTGAATCATTCCTTGTCAAAAGAGGAATAATCATTTTATTTATAACAGTAAGCTTGTCAGACGGGAAATTAAATGTCACTCCGCTTTGCTCCTGAATCTTGTCTAAAATCCATTTCACAGTCACTACAGGATGATACCACACGTTCGGATCATCGGAGTTAAACCCGTAGTCGATAAGTGGAAATTGCGCTGAATTGCTTCCCTTATTACTCCATACTACCCAATCCACGCCTTCCACTGTCCCGTGCGTAATATCCGTTAGCTTCTTGCCATCGTTTACCACGCCAGCAAAGTTTGTGACGTTTCCCCATGTAAGAGCAACCTCTATTGTTTCGCCAGTTTCTAGTAGTACTACATTGGCATTTTTAATCATCTCAATGCCATTCCGTAATAACGTACCTTTATGCTTTAGGTACGGATAACGGCTTGTTGAGCTGGGAAGATGTGAACACTCAATCAAAGCCAGATTCTTTGCCGTTTTAGGAAGTTTTATCGTATAACTGTTATTGCTCACGATCTTACTAATATCAGTGAGTAGATTGCTTTTATAATTCAGGCTAATATCAGTATCTCCGACATCGACCTTATCACCGTTAATATATAATTCGTCTCTTGTCATAGCATCTGTGTAATAGTTTCCGGCATAGTTATTTGAATTTCAAAGTCTTGAAGGTCTGCTCCATTATCTGTAAATGAGCCGGCCACAATATTAACCGGTATCCAGTTTCCATCAATATACATATCAACAATAGGAGAAGAATGAATAGAAGATAACATATTGAATGTTTCTCGTTCTACGAGCGTAGCACAAGCCTTTCGTGTCGTTTGATATGTTTTGCCTTGATAACGGCTCATTCCATTGTAAACGTATTTTATATTGCTATAATCAACGTTTAATTGCTCCCCTTCATTGGAAGACTGTCCGGTCAAATCCCCCTCTTGGAAAAGCCAATACTGAAGGAATCCGTGACGATCCAACCAACGTAGATATATTCCCTTAGTGCAATCATTAAATAGAACCTTAATAAGAACAGCATCATCAGGAAGAGGTTTAAACGTCCGATCGAAAGTATATTGAAATGTGCTGGGAGCCTCTGGGGTATTAAGTATCTTAATCATGCCGAATTCCTTTGCCTCCTTGAATAATTCGGAGAAATCTTTGTGTAATAACCCTGTTTTTTCAACTTCAACAGAGGTATATTCTTCCGCATCATATCTTACATTTATTTCTCCATTGCTATAAATGGAAATAGTAGAAGGGAAGTTTCTAAACATAGTAACTGTCCTTGAAGGGTTAAATACCTCCCCTATATTCATAGCTCCCCAAATCACATTTATATAAAATTCAAATGTCGGACCATCAATATCAATTTGAATATGAATGCTTTTTGAGTTAGGTATAGTTGTGTAATCAAATCTAAGTAGCGATCTTAGATATTCTGAAATGTCGATAGATACTTTGCCTGATATAGGCTCCCTCATATCTGAATAGTCTCCAACATAAAATATAACAGAACCGGTCAAATTATCTATCGTTATAATCTGCGGATTAAAAGCAAAACAAGTTTCATCCGGATATGTTATTGTATGTCCATTAAACTCCTCTGTTCTCATTGCTATTTAAATTTATATGTTTAATATCTCTTTCGAATATGCCGAAAACTTTCTCCATGACAGACTGAATTGTGCGTTCAATTTCTTTTGAGTAAATATCATCTCTACCTCCGTCTCTATAAAGTTGCGTGCCCTCTCTTGCAATCTTTCTCGCAATGAAATAAGCGAAAGTTTTAGGTTTCTCTACCCTTATCCCTTTAGCCTCTATCCAGTCAAGGATTATTTTATAGAATCCTTTAGGAACTCTTCCCGGCCTTCTTCCGGTTTCTAAGGTCCCAAAAGCTTTCCTTCCCCAAAGAATACCGCTGTTTTCTGTTATTTCAACCCGTAAGCTTGCAATAGTTTTTCCGCTAGTTTTTTGCCTCGCTCTTATATGATTGTCGATTATCCTTTGGCGGAGATCGGTTAACTCATATTTTATAATTCCTAATGCTTCATCCTTCCCTGCCATAAAGAGAATCCCTTATCTTTTTGAATATTTCACCTATAGCCTTACCGTAACAAAGCAAAAGGCCTTGTCTTTCCTTCAACTGCAGTTCTATTGCAACAATAGCCACATTAGAATCCAACCCGTCATAGGTAGTAGAATAGTAGATATCTCCTTCTATGTACTCAAATAATCCACTTTCATTCAAACGAAGTATAAACTCCTTAGCATAGCTTTTGCAAAGCTCTACTTTCTGATCTGCTTCTGTTCCGTCAAAATCAAAATCTATCTTATCCATGAAAGCAATCAAGCAATTTGGATAATCTTTTAATTGATTTTTGTTCAGATTAAAGCGTCCGGAAACAGGGAGTACATTTACCACTGCTGGAAAAGGAAGCTTATCTAACCTCAAATTGGCGGTTTGCCAATTATCAAAGACGTATGTCAATCCCTCCATCTTATCAACTATGCTTTTTATCTTTTGCTCTACTGTTGTCATTATAATATCATTTTGTTATACCTGTTCGGTGAATAATTCTCATTTTCTTTTTAAAAATGTATCACTTTGATATTTTGTTATTTCTAGCATACACCTCCTGTAATCTTCTCTGAAACTTTGCTTTTTCAGAATCAATATCCAGACATTTGTAGATACGAACCCATGGCACCTTTTCAACATCTTCATGATTAGAAATACCCATTCTTAATGCGTAATGGTCTATCATTCCAAACATTCCAAATGATAGTTTTTCAACTCCCGCCTGTTTTTCTTCTTTTGTCGGTTTTACGCTTGTGGAAGAAAATAGTTTATTTATCCGATCTACCTCCGTTATCACCCACATGGAAAATCCTAGTATAGTTTCCGCTTTTACAGATAATATTTCCTTTTCTTCCATACAAAGAAGCGTCTTACAAGGAATCAACGCAACATCTTTAGAATCTGCCATAGACTGAAGCATTATCAACTGTCCCATGGTTATATCATTCAAATCGGAAGGAGTGCGCTTATTCCCGATAAATTCCGGCTTCGGAAGTTCCTCTATCTGCTTTCTCAATTCTTCCTGATCTCGGCAAACATCGCTCTTTATCAAAAATTCTTTTACTGTCATATCTGTCCTAATCTCGCTTTTGGTCTTTGTGGTATAGGTTTAATTCGAAAAAACATTGCCATTATCAACATATCCAAATAATCAGGAGAACGACCTAATATCTCCTTCATTTTATCTTTGCTGATAATACCCTTCTTTTTAGTATCAGCGTCTATATGATCCTGTTTTAATACGCCTAATTCTTCCATTATTTGCTCTTTTTGATGTTCGGAACACACAACCCTTATACTCCGAGAATTAATCAATTCTGCAAGCTTAAAAGCGCATTCTGATTTAAGATTATCAAATTCTGGGTTTATAGATCTACTACCTCCGTGAAACTCTTTGATTCCTGTCAAGTAACTTTCCAGATAGGCTCCTAATCCGTCAGAGTCTACAATCGTCATACTACGGGGAATTTTGCACTCTATCATCATATTTTTTAGATCGGTCTCAATCATCTTTCCTGGACTGAAATCTTTATCTATTCGGATAGTACAAACATTTCCGATCCAATGCCCGGCCACAAATCTATCACGCCCTTTCATTGCAAGGTCAGCAGAAGCGGAAGAGATGCCGACGGCTTTAACATGGTCGTTTACAAACAAGTCGCATATAGCATCGTATTCGCATAGTACGGCCGGATCACTGTCATATTCCCAGTTTCCATAAAGCAAACGCTCTTTTGTTACTTTATCTTTTGTGTTCCGTAAAGATTCAAGATAATCATCTGTTGCGTATGGATTATCCTGAACTAATGCGGGGATGAAAGCATAAGGAGAACATAATTTCCCTTCTTTCCATGGTTTATAAAAGTCTCTATAAAGCCAATTCTTTTTAGGATTACATGTTATTAATATTTTCCCCTGTATATTATAAACATCATTTAAATGTCTCCCTATGCGAGTTTTAAGGACTTCAAAAGCTAGGTAATGAACTTGCCCAGCCTCTTCTATCCAACCTCCAGTAAACTCTTTAGATCCCAATCTTTCGTACATTGGATCTTTAACCGGATAATATGTCAGATCAAGGAAGATTATTTCTGAACCATTATAAAATGATATTCCATCATCCGTATTGGTAAATGATGTGAATCCATGCCACTTTGCAACTTTATCAAATGTGACAGTTATTGATTGGCGGCTATCTTTTAAATTATTTCTTCCCGCAAACCAACGTGTGCCGGGTAAGTAATAAGCGCATTGCATTAGCCATTCACAGCCCAGCCAAGACTTACCACCTCCACCGGCTCCACCATACAACAAAAATTTCGTTTCATTATCACGAAGATAATTGTACGCTAACCTTTGCTTTATGTTGACTTTACTATCAATCATTTTTCTTAGCCTACTTCAGGAGTATATGGTAAAAAGTTGAATCCCTTAAACTCTTTGCCTGCATTAGTATGATCTATTTCTTGCTTGTCCGCCAATCCATTAATACGAGAGACAATATTAGCATTAAACGCTCCGACAATAGCACCTTCTAGCTGTTGAGACTTGATTATGTTTTCTACACGTGTAATGACCCCAAAAAAATCTTCATGTCCAGCTTTCTTAAATTCTCTCCAATATTCCTCACTAACATCTAAATAGGAGCATAATCCTGTTAGAGTATAGGGGCATTGAGTAGGAGATTCCTCCTTTTCTTTATTTTTACCCTTTGTTTTATCTTTTACTACTTTCCAAGGGTGCTTATCACAATAAGCGAAATATTCACAAGCCGCTTCCCACAATAAATCAGGAGTAGCAAACAACTTGTCACGTCCATGTTTACTTCTTAACTTCCAAAATTGGTTTCCTTTAGGTGCAGCACACATCTTTTCTTAATTTTATCCATTTCACAAACTAAAAATACCGAATAAAGCCCTAATAGGGCTTATAGTAGCACACAAAACTATTGAAGTAACTATTTCAGTAACCTACCAGCTTCCTTCATACATTCCGCCAGTAGGTTGCTGTTTTCTTGGTTCATAACTTTGCTTATTGGCATTGCTATTCCTCCTTTAGTCAACTAACACAAACTCGTAAGCAAATACAAACGGATTACTTTCCCATGTGCCTTTGCCGGAAACTTTATCTATCAAGAACGCAAAAGCTTGTTGAGCTACATCTGTTGACAAATATCCTCTTTTTGTATGAGGGGTATGATATCTCTTTATTCCATTATTATCGGTATACGCATGTATAATCCCCTCTTTCAAGCAATCTTCATCTGATATATCCTGTAGGCGTTCTACTTTTACATTGGTTATCTTTATGTGATGTTTACAAGCATATGACTTAACGAACATCTTGTTATTCCATCCTGCGGAATCCTTCATAAGACCGCGAACGCTTAAATCTTTCGGATGCCTGTCTAGTGAGTCTGGGGAATAGCCTGAATCTTTGTAGCTTTGCGCAATGGCAATAATCTCCCCAACCTTGTACGATGAATTGTCAATAAAAAACTCTTTTTCATCATAATATTGTCGTGTCGTAGGTGTATTTTCAACACTTACGCTGTTGCAAAAATCATCGTAATCAGTCCATTTATCTAATAGTTTTTCACTTACAATCCTTCTCGTCATAGTCTTTCGACCATCCAATACGGCTTGGGTTAAGTCAAATTTATCATTGAACATTATTTTCTTCATGATTATTCCTCCTCGGTTAAATATGGATTATCGTAAATGTTACCTACAACCTCTTCCGTTACATTATAGTTACAGAATGGCAATAATTCTCCACTATACTCTCCGATATATCCAAAACATCCGTCTTTTATGCCTACTTTATTGTATATATTTTCATATCCATCGTTGCCCATAAACAATATATCTCCTTCATATATTTCTTTTCCATTCTTGTCAAGCAATCCGGTGAACTGACCTACGGTTTCGGGAATGACCTCACTTCTATTAAACATTTCAGTAGCTTCGCATCCATATTGGGAAAGTTTCTTGCTGAAAATAGCCATTTCACCACTTTCGTACTGAATCAAGTCACCAAATATCCATTCGTTATTATATAAGTTTTTACCTCTGAATTTTATTGTACGATTCATTTTATTCCTCCTTTTCTTTAAAGTGTTCAATTAGCTCTTCTACGGTAGCCTTGTGAGGTGAATACCCATATCTGTCTATCCAAGCATTAATATATGCTACTTTATCAGGGCATATTTCCCAATGATAACAATCGGTAAACCACTGTTTCCTGTCTGTATCATCCCTCAATGCGGAAATGGCAAGGAAAAGATTCTCGTTAGTTCCGCAATCAATACTATCGGTTTCTTCGGGATGTGGAATGTTGCTAAAAAACTCAATATTATATAGTCCACATTCGGGCGAGGTGAAAATACATAAATCTTCGTTAAGTTCTTCCCCAAACAGCCTATACCCCAACTTCTCCAACTTCTTCCGAAGCTTCGGTGTGTTTTTGCGTATAAAGCACGGTGTTGTAAATCCCATAGTTATTTCTCCTTATCTGTCTTAATGTTCGTTACTTTGCCACAATTGATGAATTTATAACTAATTCCTTTTGAACCCTTTATATTGCATAATTTATCGCATGGCAAATTTTCATAGCAAACACTGTATAAAGAACAAGTTTTGCAATCGTTATATTCCGTTCTTATAAGGTCATGCAAAACTCCGTCTATTATTATTCCGTTCTTTATTTCCATGATTATTGACTTTAAACTTCTATACCTTTTTTTTCAAGCTCTTTTATCACTTTCTGTGCTGTAAGCAATTCATAAAGACGAATACTTGCTGCTTCAAACCGTTCTTTTGCATCTTTAAGATGTGTTGCTTTTTCTGTGATATGAGATTTATCGCTATTGTAGAAATTTCTTTGAGCATCAGCAAAATCTCTTTTTTCTTTGTTCGTCTGAACTATTGCATCATATAAAAGATGTTCCAATGCAGAATGAGCTGTTATTTTCATTTTCTTTCGTTTTTAAGTTCTTTCAATACCTTTTTCGCTATCTCATAGTAATTCAACTGCCAACTAGTATAAACATCATCGGTGTGTTCGTCATAATGATTGGCATATACGTATGAATTCAATTCTTCACGAAAAGATTCTCCATCTAGCCCGCTATCATCACAATCATCGTACATTCTCAATTCACGGGCAACTTCCTTACACTCTTGATGTGTGATGAAGTCATCCACAACTCCGTCATATACATTTGTCTGGCGAACATATTTTTGTCCCGGCTGTATCTTATAGCCACAAAACTCACATATATGTTCTTTCTTGGCTGTTGGATAAGTTTCTCTTAATACTGTAGGCATAATTATTCCTCCTTCTTTACCAATTCCACTTCTGTCGGCTCTTCATCTTCCCATTTTACTTCGGGAAATAAAGAAGAGTCTAGCTTATAGAAATCATGGGGATTGTCACTACATAATTGCCAACTTTCCGAATACTTCACGGGTTGCTTCTTATAAAGGTACAAATCACCGTCTTTGTCTCTTGCTACATACATATTAGTCTCCTTTCTTTATTTTGAATAAATTGAATATATTCTTAATTTCTTTGGCAAGCTATGCATTTTTACTAGTATCATACTTTAAGCTCCATTCATTATCATCATAAATACGCTTTATAGTGTCCGATGAAGCACGTAAATGTACTTGATGTTGATAATCCTGAAATGGGTTAATAAGCCCGAATTTAGGGCATGATATACAATAATGATTCCCTTTCCATGAGCTAGCTTGTATTATTAAGTAAAAGGGTTCATTCATTTCTTCTAATTCTTTAGCTATTAGATAAGCCACATAGCAACACCCGCCACTATTAAAGTGATATTTGCTATTTAATTTTTCTAGCAATAAATTAATAACCATCTCTCATTTTTTTTGATCTATCTATATACTCGGTTGCTCTCTGTGATCCAGTTTTATATTTACAGGAGTGATTTACTTCTCTATTTTCAAACGATATGGGTATATCATTTTTTATTTGCTCCGTAGGCTTGCGACAATAAGATTCTACAAAAGTTTCACCGTCTACTTGATCTCCATAATATTTTCCTTTTGTAACAATTTCTTCTTCATAGCAATATGCCATATTGGGTATAGCATCATTTTCTTTAAGTCTTGTTATAGAGTATATTGTTGGCTTATGTATTCCATTGCATATTTCACTCGTGCAATGAATTTGATGTTGAAATTCATTAAAAACAGGCATTTTTTTCATCTTAATATATACTGCTTTAGTACCATTATATGAATTCATTAATACTAAAAACCATTGCCAATTTTTTACCTTTTCATCACCATCATATTTATATAAGAATGTTCTAACATATTTCATATTCAATCTCCTTTCTTCTTTAATTCATTAATTGCAATATCCCTAATACTTCTAGTGCCAAATCCGCTATAAGTCAACGTTCCTCCATAAAACTTAATAGTGTCTCCTTTAATAGTAATAATCGTTCCACCTTTTAAAGGACCAGCTATATCATCTTTACAAGATAATAACATGGTTATCATAAGTATAATTAATACAAATCTCATCATCAATCTCCTTTCTCTTTAATCCGCTCTAGTACATCTCTGTTGGCTTCAAGTATTTTATCAAAAGAGGGAATTGGCATCCACGCAAGTATTCTACTAGAACTAAACCTCCAGTCTTTTTGCCCAAGATAGAAACTTTGTTGGATTTGTATTCTCCCTTCATATTCATAAAGGACTAAAACTTCTTCCTTATAGTTCGGCAATCGTTCTTCCACACTTATCCACGGTGATTGCTTTGCATGCCACTCTGCACCAGCTCTGAATCCGGATTTATAAATAGTTTGTCCAACGATATTATATCCTTCAGCCCCTTCTCTTGCAGCTTCTTCTAATGTCTGTTTCATAATGATAGTTTTTTAATGTTATCTACTGATAGTTTGTCCTTACCTTTGGCATATTCAAAGAACCCTACTACAGGACATACACATTCGGGAATAGTATAATCATCTGTTTCAGGTAACGTTACCAATATACTAAGTCCTACGCCATTGATATATTCGCAAGAAACGAATTTATCAAAGTCGATATATCTTTGCGCCTCCTTAGCTATAATGTCACAATTCTTTCGATATTCATCATAGCTTTTGATAGTACTATTAATAAATTTATCTATATCCATACTTTATTTGTTTTATGCAAATCCTTGATAATTCTTCAAGAACTTGCAAGGTTTTACTTGGTCTTATTCATTAAAAAACTTGGTCTTTTAACGAAAGATAGTTCTTCCATATTTCACTATTATTGAAATAGTGATTGCTGCACTTGTGACAATACAAATTTATTCGCATCAGCGAAGAACTTTTTCTTTATCTCGAATCCGTATGCTCTGCGTCCTAGTTGGGCGGCAGCTAGTAAAGTGGAACCGCTTCCGGCACATGGATCAATAACGACATCACCTTTATCAGTGAATATCTCTATTAGCCTACGAAGTAATGGTACTGGCTTTTGGGTATTGTGAACCTTCGGTGTTTCATTATCCTGTACCCAATCAAAGCAATTGAATATCATCCGTCCGTCGTTGTTAAACTTTGGAAGCTTGTCACGATACAACAAAAGACCATATTCGCAGTTACCAACCACTTTCATGTTTGCTTTTAAAACCTGCGATGAAAATTTTTTTCTAAATACAAGATTTATGTATTTACCCAAACCGTATCTCTTACCAAGTTCGATATATCGGAACTGGTCTTCAAATTCACAAAAGATTATCATACATGGTGCACTTTTTTTAGTCTTAGGTTCTTTTATAAGCATTTGGCTACAGAAGTGCATAAACTCTGCCGGGCGAAAGTCTTTATCGGTATCAAAGAATTGTTTGCCCGCCTTATCACTTTCTCCGTTCTTATTATCACTATTCACATACCATGAGGGATAGAGGCATAAGCATTATTTCCCAAATTGTAAGGGACATCGGCTATAATTAGTTGAGCTTTAGGGATTCCATAAACTTTGTAGTTCTGGAAATGGTCATTATATAGTTCGACTTCTTTCATATCTTACTAATCTTGATTTAATTAATATTATCCATCAGGTGGGCCGCTATCGCATAAACCACCAGGTAAAATAAGATGTTCACTCCTAGGAGAAGGAGGATGTTTAGGAGTATTCTCATCTGCGGGAAGAGCCTTTCAATTCGATTACATTAAACATTTCATTAATGCGATCAGCGATATACGCACCATATCGATCCTGAATCTCTTCTATAGAAAGATTGGTCGTTATATGAGTTTTACACTCGTATCTCAATTCATATCGACATTGAAGAATATACTGCATAACATTCAACTCCGTGCCAAAATGCTTAGAAGGAATAGGTTCCCTTCCTAATTCATCAAAACAGATCGTCCTAGGGATTCCACCATTGTAAGTATACAGTTCCAAATAATCCCGTCCTTTCATGGAGAACCCAGTGGCAACATAAGAGGCGGAATCAATTCTGAATCCTCCAATGGGATAATCCCCGGCATCACGTCCTCCAATAAACCATAAGTATTTATTTAGAATTTGCATTATAGTTGATTTACCGGTCCCGTAATCTCCTGTTAGCAAAAGGCCTTTCCCAGCCCCCGAATCACCTTCTGCATAGAGAAATATATCATTCATTATCTTTCTAAAAGCCCCTTCAACTTTAAATCCCGGACAAACAAAGCGGCAGCATTCAGCAAACACTTCCGCTCGTCTCTTCTTGTCATTTATCGATGTCGTAGGTGGCAGTTGTGCGGATAACAGCTTTCCTATCGGAATCGGAGTTACCGGCCTTATCCTTGTTTCCATACTTTTTTTCTGTTTGATAATTATTTCTTTCCCATGTTCTCACTGCTGCTTTCCAGTCTTTCATTTTAGAGCGGCCAACCATCCATCCGTTAGAAGTGTAATGATCCATCCATCTTTGCGGATCAACATCATTTTTTCTCTCCATGCAATACGCAGAAACTTCTTCAAAAGAAGGAGGAACAAATTGTTTATTTTTTGAGGTTTCCCCTATATTATCTTTTAGTTTAGTTTCTATTTTAGTTTTATATATATAGTCTGGCGCATTGGTTGGCTGATTGGTTCCCATATTGGTTGGCAGATTGGCTGGCGCATCTACTGTCTCTTGGGCTGGCTTATCTACCGGAATATTTCCGGTAGTTGAACTCACAATCGAATTCTCAAAGGCCTTTTCAAAAGAATACATTCCAACTGTTCTTTTACTTTTACCAGACTTGTAATAAATCAACCCGGCATTAATTAGAGATAACCTGGCACGGACTAAAGTTTTCTCGTCGATATTAAGAGCACAGCAGAGTTCGATATTCGAGCAACTGAATACGTCCTCCCAACCCTCGCTGTTACAAACGGCAACTAATTCGTGGAATAGTGCCTGTTCGGTAGCGGTAAGCCGATTACGTCTTCGTGCTTTTCTCATTTTCTCTGTCAATGTATATCCGTCCATAAATTTAATACGCATGAATACAGTTTCTTTTGCTGTCGGCAACAAACCGACGGTTGAAGGAACTACAATAAACTACTCGTGGATTACCTTTCTCGGTTGGAATTATTTGCCCGTTGTTGCATTTTGCACAGGTGTCCGGGCGGATAATATGCTTGTCGGATTTCTTTTTCATGATTAAAGTTATTTAGGGCTACCGATAAGTAGCCCCGTTGGTTTATGCGGCATCTTTTCCTAAAAACTTATTCACAAAATAGATTTGTCCTTTTCCCGTAACCTTCGTTGTGGTGGTAACCAACACCGAACCATCCGGCTTAGTAATTGATGTTTTCTTCAATTCAAAAAGCCCTAATTTCATGGATTTCTGTGTCGGTTGATTGTAGTAGTCACCTTTCTGGCAGAGATAGCCATTATCACGCATCCATGAGAACAAACGATTTTGACCGATATTCACACCATTCTGTTGTAGTATCTTCGCTAATTCAGCTATTAAACAAGAACGTTGGGAAGTCGAGACCGCATCGGCAAAAAGAACTTTAGGAGCATCTTGTTGAATTTTACTTTCCGCTTCGATAAGGCGCTGCTCTTTTCGTTTCAGTGTCTCTTGTGCTACAATCAGCGCACGTGCCATAATTTCTTCAGGAGTATCATTCTGATGGGCTGTAATATAACCGCCATGCTTGCGGATTGAGGGCAAAACTTCATCGCAAACCCAATCTTGAAACTTTTCGGCATCCGGTAATTTAGATTTCATAGTCAAACGATAAACTTCACTCTCTTTGCCGTACTTTATGTCTTGCACACCGCCATTTGTGGGGGTCGGCAAAATAACGACCCCTTTACAGTGTTGATTTACAGCATCGGCAGGTCTGCTATATCCAAGTGCTTTTGCCACATCAGACAAGCAAAACAAAGGTTCTTCATTCTCATTCATTGCAATTCTTACCTCTCCGAATTGCTCATTCTGAAAGATTTTAATTTCATTCATAATATATTGATTTAAATTTTAGACAATAGCGATACAGGCGGGAGTATCTCATTCCGCCATTTAGTTAGAATTTAAAAATATTCGATAACAGAAACTTTAAACAATCCTTGTGTGGATCGTCTGAATGATGACTAAAATGGTAATCTTGGAATTGCTGGAATAATCCTTGCGAGAGTATGAAGGCATAAGCTTCATTCTTGCAATTCTTTTCGATTAGGAACTTTTCATAAGATACAGTTTTCGCACTGCTAGGCGTAGATTGGATATTACTATACTTCTTACCCTCTCTAACTCCGTTGAAGTTTGGCATTTTTGAAAACGAAATTTGAGTTATGTATAAAAGAGAAGCCGTCAGCCTCCCAAAAGTCGCCAAACTTCTACATATCAGCAAAGCAGATAGGTATTCAAGGGAAACCAACGGCTATTATCTTTGCGATAAAGCGCAGCCATAAGGATATAAAAAATCCCTATTCCGTTTTGCTAAAAAATCAAAGTTTGGCGAACTTTATGTCGCAAAGATACACTCAAATTTCAAAATACCAAATGAAAATCTTATTTTTCTGTTAAGTAATCATTCACAACCTTTATAAACTCCTCTAAAGAACGGCAGACAACATATTTATTCCCTACAGATTCAACCGCTTTCTGCCATTCCTTTTGTATAGGCTTTTGGTATCCTCCCGGCCTTTTCATCTCTATGCATAAAGCACCATAGAAACGATTACTTTTAAGCAAAATCAAATCTGAAACCCCAGCAAGCATACCCTCTTCCTTCATATAGGCACCGTTTCTTGCACTTCTCCTTGCTGCGTTGGGTATGGCAAATAGAATGTTTTTTAACTGGGGATATTGGAGGCGAAACCATTGAATACAAGATGCTTGTATCTGATGCTCCTCACCTTTCGGCTTTTTGCGGATGTTCTTTCCGCAATACTGGGCTTTCATTTCTTCGAATGTCATGGCAATTTTGATTTTATTTCATTGAGAAGCGTTTCGTTACTCGTATAATATCCAACACCTGCTATATCACACAGGAATCTTCTTAAATCTTCCGGAGAGTTGAAATTTACAGGTTGATCTTCAAAAGCTACTACACGATTTCCTTTTCTATAAACTCTATGTCCCCGCTTCTCAACTTCTTTAATTAGCTCATCGTCGTCACACTCTTCAAGAATTTCATCAACGTAATCGTCAAGGTCTACTTCAACCTCTGTCATTATTTCTACGGTTCTCATAATTTCTTTGAAGTTTCTTTCTAGTTTTACAAATCATATCTTCATCTCTCGAATTATATCCCCTAATAAGGATTTCTGATGTTTTCAAGCACCGGACTATCGTCTGGTATTCTTGTTTGGTGATTGTTATTTTCATGTGGGGCAGTTTAGGAGTCGAACCTAAATAATTGCATCTGCAATACATAAAGCACTTCGTACGCTTTCTTTATGCTCTCTTTACCATTGAGAATACCTCCCCATGTTCGCCCGCCAATCTTCACAGACTGGCAGGCTGGGGTAAAAAGGTTAACAAAGCTATCTCAATAGCTCACTCTTGCGGATTATAGCTCTACCGGTTACAATAGTATCTTCCGTATTGTGAGACAATGTACTTTGTTTAATGCCTATCTGATCTTCGGACAAATGCCGGAAGATACCCGTTACCGAACTGAAATAATAGTTCCGCTTTTCGAAGATCAGATAGACATGGATTACTTTAGTTTTTCGCATTGTTTTATTTCAAAACTTCCAAATAGATGTTATTTGGAATAATACTTTCTAATATCCAGTTTTATTCAACCTCATAGCTTCCTTCTCGTAACTCAACAAAGTACGCAAAGCATCTAATTGATGCGTGCAGGCAGCATTAAGCCGGTCAAGCCGATCCACCAAATATGACTCATCCTCCGCTATGCTGTCAAGCAAGGTGTTTTGTACCTTTGCCGACAAGCATTGCTCTTTCGCTATTGCGATGATGGTATTGCTTATTTCTGTAGATTTCTTCTTCCGGAGTAACTTCTTCGCATCCGCAAGCATTTCACCGGACCGGTTCAAATACACCATTATGACTGATATTCTCTCTTGTATCTCTACCGGATTATTTGAACAGGTAATGTTCAGGTAATCGTTTATTTCGCTAATTTCTTTTTCCATAAACTACGCTACCATTTTTTCAATTATTTCATTAGCCATCAGAATACGCTTCTCTATGAGCTTGAAATTCATATAATCCGGGAAGATTCTCACAATGTGAATAGGACTACATTGAAAGGGGCAATAAACCACAAAGTCGCACCATTCGGCACCGGTCACCATCATGTGAGACTGACATTGGTAGAAATATTCAGGTTTAGCAAGAAGTAATCCGACATTGTCTTTCACCTCTTCTTTATATTTCATGAAAACATATTGGCTGGGGCATTTAATCTCTAATGTCCCTTTCTCTCCGTCATCGTTACAACAGAAACCATCGGGAGAAGAGCCAAAGAAAGGTATGTCAGGATGGATACAGAAGCCCGTTTCAATCATATTATTACCTTTCATTCTGTTATACAATTTGCGAGCGTCAGATTCCTGTGTATTACCCCATTCGATAGCCTTTGATGAAACCCCGACTTGGAACAGATATTTTTCAAACAGATTATCATCATTGACGATATATGGGTTCATGCTTCTTTCGGCTGCCAATTGATATATATAGGATTTTGCGGTATCTCCGAACAAATCCTCTTTCTTTCTACCGGATTTCATCAAGTCACCGACACGTGAGCCGGTGACACAACCTAATCGTTTGCGATACCATTCTAAAGAATGTTGAGCTTCCATTGTTACATAAATTTTAAACAGATTTCTTACTTTGGATTTCATTGTTTTCTTCAGGCTTCGTATCTACAACCCCGGCAGCTCTGGCAGCTATTTCTGCTAATTTATCCTTGGTAGGTATTTCAGTATATTCTACATCCTGGATATCGTCAGCTTCTTCTTTGGTGATTAACCCCATTGAAATTTCCGGGCAATATACACGCTGCCAAAAAGCTGCGGCACGGTAACGGAGCATTTGGCTTGGCATTGATTGCCATTTTGAACCGTTCTTCTTCGTCCACCCTTCCTTGTCAGCCATAGCCATTGTTATCCAATCTCCATGGAGCGGTTCTTTATGTTCTTTATCGGACGACTCATAAGCAACACAGCGGCATCCATATTCTGGCTTTCCTTCTTCTCCTTTAAATTCATAACGAAGAGGAGAAAAACGGCCGCTTGCGTTGATTGTCGCTATCAGGAATTTACTGCTGAAAGCCGGGCTACCATGTACGATATAAAGATTTTGCATACACATCAGAGGGTTACACCCCATCCTCATTGCCATATCCAATGCAATAACGCAGTTTCCGATATTTCCTTTATAGGTATCTGGAACAATAGTACTTTCGGTGTACATCTTGGCCATGCGTTGCATTATTTCAAATTGTTTCACCGTTTGTCCTACAGGAGTCATTGCAAACTCGGCAGCTTGTTTCGCTTGAATTATTTGCAATTCTGTTACATTCTTTTCTTCCATATCTTATATTATTTAAAGTGGTTTAAATTGCTCCCGGAGTGCCGATCAAAGCAAACCGGGAATAGATTACTCACACGGAATAACTTCACCATTGATTAACTTATAATAAGTATCAGGTTTTATAATTTCACCATCAACCCTTACAGCTTTAACTTCTTTAATCGGATACACATTGCCATCCCATTCCCCTCTTTCTGTAAGAACTATCCAACAACCGATACCTCCTTTAGCCTTGCTATCTTTTCCGGTTACTATGGCTATTGATTCTCTTCCGGTTACTTCTGCTGCTGATTGGTTTCCGGTGTTCGTTGCTGCTGATTGGTTTCCGGTGTTCGTTGCTGCTGAATAGTTTCCGGTGTTCGTTGCTGCTGATTGGTCTCCGGTGTTCGTTGCTGCTGATTGGTCTCCGGTGTTCGTTGCTGCTGAATAGTTTCCGGTGTTCGTTGCTGCTGATTGGT